ATGGTGGCGGCGCTCACACCAAGGATGGTCCCGCCGATGCTGCCGCCAATGGCGGTGCCGGCCGCGCCGAGGACAAGCGTTGCCACAGATCAGTCCCCCTCGGGAAACAGGAAGGCGAAGGCGATCCGCCGCCGCCAGCTTTGGGTGAGCGGCTGCTCGATCACGCCGACGCGCTCATAGGCGTGGATGAAGCTGCCGGGGGCGGTCATGATCCCGACATGCTTCGCGATGGCGCGGGGCATCATGCGGAAGACAACCATCGCGCCGGGGCCAGCCTCGGTGACCGGAACCTCGATCATCATGCGCCGCGCGCCCTCGGCCAGCACTTCGCGCGGTCCCGTCTCGCCCCAATCCCGGCTGTAAGGCGGGATCGGGAACGGCTCGGGCCCGACGACCTCGCGCCAGACCCCGCGGGCGAGCCCGACGCAGTCGCATCCCGTCCCGCGCAGGCTGGCTTGATCATGATACGGCGTGCCGAGCCAGGCGCGGGCGGCGGCGATGATCCTCTCCGGATCGGCGGGTTTCACAATACGCCTCCTTCGTGGCCACCATCGCGCGACGCATAGCGCAGCACGGTGTCCTGCCCAGGAATGTGCGGAAAGCCGCGAAAGTTGACGGTGTTGACGAACTTCGCGCCACAGGTCTCGATGCGCTTGTCGCAGCCAGCGCGGATGGTGAAGGCGTCGCTTTCGCCGATTGGCCGCACTGGCGCCTCAAGCAGCGTCAGCACCGCCACGCCGTCGGTGACATCATGGCTCAGCACTTCCGCGCGCCGCCCCGTGTTCGCGCCGCTGGTCCAGTCCAGCGTGCCGAAGGCGAACCAGCCTGCGGCAAACCCGCCGAGCCCAGCGGCGGTGAAGGCCCGATCGCGCAAGAGGTCGATCACGGCGCCGCTGCCCTTGTAGGCGGGATTTTCCAGATAGACCCCGCAGCGCGCATCGCCGAGAGCGGCGTCACAGGTCGCCTGAAACGTCCGCCCCACCGTCTGGCCCAGCACATGCGCGAGCGAGCGGACCTCGGCCACAAACGCCAGCCGCCCGCGCCTGATCTGACCGATGGACCCGCGCCGCATCAACACGCGCTGGCTCGTGTCCGCCCAGTTCACCCGCCAGAGTTCCACCTCGGCGTTGTCCCAGCGACCATCAAGGATGTCGGTCTCGGTGATCCGATCCGAGGTCAGCACGCCCTCGGCGTCCTGCGCATCGACCGACAGGTCCGTTCCGGAGCGCACCTCGGAGGCCGTGAGTCCGCTTTCAGGCTCGAAGTCCGTGCCGTCAAAGACGAGCGACCGATCGTGGTCGGTGAAACCGAAGGAGGTGCCATCGGCGCGGGTAATGCGCCAGCACCACGCCAGCGTCGTCGTGCCCTCAATGATGTGCGCCTGAAGCGCGGGGTTGAAGGATTTCATAGCCGGATCTCCAGCAGCGGGATGGAGGTGATCGAACCGAGCCGCTCGAGATCGAGTGTCACGTCGAGCGCGTCGGTGTCGAAACGGACCGGCACGTCGAACTCGAAGCCCGCGGTGATCGCGACGCCAGCACCCGGCGGGGCGCTGAAGGTGACGACACCGGTCGTGGTGTCGACCGACCAGCCGGAGAGCTGCTCGACGCCCGCCAGCGCGATGCGCACGCTGCCCGCCACCGGCTTGGCGATGGCGCGCGTCCAGGATTGCGCGCCTGAGGCATAGCGCTTCACCAACTGGAAGGCGGTCGTCGTCCCATCGCCGGTGCCAATCGACTGATCCGTCGGCGATGGCGTGCCCGAAGGCAGGCAGGACTTGTAATCGCCCCAGTCCTTGAAGCGGAAGCCATGCAGCCGCCCATTGCGCGCCTCGAAGAAGGCGACGACAGCGGCGAGATCGTCGGCGCGGCGGATGCCGTAGGCGACGTCAAAGCGGCGGCGCGAATTGGCCCAGCTGGCATTGCGCTCCTCGGCGCCGGAGGCCAGCTCGACGATCTGCGTGCGCCTCTCAGGCCCGCCGCGTGCGCCGCGACCGATATCGTCAGGAAACCGGACTTCGTGAAACGCCATCACATGCCCCGCCTGCCAAGATTGACCGCGCGCGCGATATCGGCGGCGACCTGTGTTCTGGATTGCCGGAAGCTCTCGGCATCGCGCGCCATGATGGTGACGTTGACATTCGTCCCACCATCGCCACGCGCGCCGTATCCGGCGGCTTCCCGGCGCGAGAGCACCCGCTCGCCGCGCTGCAGGATCGCCGGGACCTCGTCAGGACGAAGCCCGGCCATGCCGCCGGAATGCATCCGGGGCGCGGCGGCGAAGGCCATCGCCGGGACCATGCGCGAGTGTCCGGACGATCCGACCATCCCGCCCGCGTGCAGGATGTCGGCAAAGATTCCGCCTGCACCGCCCAGCGCGCCGGAGACCGCGCTGGTAAGCGGCGCGAGGATGAAACGTCGCGCTGCGAGCTGCGCAAGATCGGCGATCATCGAGGTCACCAGACCGCTGAATTCGAGCTTTCCATTGCGCACGAAATCGGCCACGGCCGTTTCCGCGGATTGGAAGGCACCGACGAGGCTCTGGCCGAGATCGGCCCCGATCTCGCGTGCCTCTTTCGCATAGTCGCTGACGGCAGCGGTCACCGCTTCCCATCCGGTCAGCGCTTCCTTCGCGTCTTTTTTAGTTTTCTTCCCTGCCCGGCTGCTGGCTTTCTCAGCCTCGGCGAGCGCATCGGCCATGCGCTGCGCTCCGGCGCTCGCGGCGTCGAGCGCGTCTTCGGTCTCCCCGCCAGAACTCTGAACCGCCGCCACCAGCGCGGCCACAGCCTCGCGTACCCCGTCGAAGGCCGTGGCGCGGGTCTCCTCGGCACGCTCGCGAAAGCGGTCGGCCATGATGCCCGCATTGCTGGCGGCGTTTTCGAGAAACGACGCGTAGGACTCCGCTCCGATCACGTCGATCTGCAGAGACGATCCGATGCGCTCGGAGACCGCGTTGAAGGTCGGGGCTATCTGGCCGAGGAAATCGACCCATTTGCCGGCGAGGAAGGCCATCAGCCGCGTCCAGATGCGCTCGATGTCGGCGCGCATGGCGCGAAAGTCGTCGGTGAAGGAGCCGAGATAGCGACCCATGCCGTCCCAGACCGCGCGGGCCACATCGCCCATCAGCTCGAGCGCATTGCCGAAGCCCCCGGCACCGGAGACCAGCCGCCCGAACTGATAGACCAGCTCGCCCGCCCCGACGATGAGTGCACCGATGCCGGTGCGGATCAGCGCGCCGCGCAGGAATACCAGCGCCGTTGCCAGCCCGCGCACGGACACCGCCGCCACGACCATCCCGGCCACCCAGCGCCCCGCCATGAATGTGGCGAAGGTGGTGGCATAGGTCGTCAGCCGCCCCAGATTGTCGAAAAGGCTACGGATGGCCTGGCCCAGAGGCCCGGTGGTGCGGGAAACCGCCGCCATGGCGTCGGCGACAGCCTCCAACGCGGGCGCAGCGGCGACGGCCAGCTGGTTCGACAGGCCCCGCCAGATCAGCCTGAGCCGCGAGATGGCGTCATTGGTGCGCTCGATCTGCGCGGCATCCTGGTCCGAGACCACCACGCCGAAATCGCGCACGTCCTCAGTGGCCTGTCGAAGCGTGGCGGTATCGATGCGGGTGAACATCACGGCTGCGCGGTCGCCGAATATCTGCGAGGCCACCGCCGCGCGTCTGGCTTCCGGCACGAATTCCGACAGCCGGTCCTGGATCAGCGCGATGCGCTGGTGCAATGGCAAGGCCTGCAATTCCGCCGCAGACAGCTGCAGTTGATCGAGGGCCTTGACGGCCGGGCCGGTCCCTGCCGCCGCCTGGCTGAGCCGTCGCGTCAGCTGGACAGTCGCCTGCTGCACCTCACCCATCGACACGCCCGCCAGATCGCCCGCGCGCTCGAGCACCTGAATGCTCTCGACAGTGGTGTCGAGCGAGGCTGCCAGCTTGGCCTGTGCATCGACGGTCTGGAGGCCGGAGCGGATCATCGCCACGCCTGCGGCGGTAGCGGCAGCGACAGCGGCAGCGGCGACGACGCGCACCCGGCGTGAGAAGGCAGCCATCCGGCGGTTCGCGGCCTCCATCTCCGCGCTCAGCCGCCCGAAGCCCCGCTTGCCTGCTTCGCCCACGCCTTCCAGTTCCGAACGCACTTGTCGCCCGCCCACGGCCGCAAGGCGAACGCTGACTCTCTTCTCAGCCATGCGAATGATCCATCTGTTCGTTGAGTTTGGCGACCATCACCGATTCGATGACGGGCAGCAGTTCGGCCATGGCAATGGGTGGCACGCCGAGGGCGTCACCGAGCGCGAGCGCAGCGCCCATGTCCCAGCCGATCACCGCGCCCGGCAGCACGCGAAGCTGGCCGCCGAGGCGCCCGACGAGGTCCCAGACCTGCCAGCCGTCATGTGTCAGGGGCTGGTTCAGTCTGGCGGGGCAGTCTTCGCATCTTCCTTCACAGGCTTGGCAATAGCGCTCGCCCCCGCCGAAGGACCATTCGGCGAGAGCGCGGAGGCGTTTTTTTCCTGTTCCAGCAGCAGACCCTTCGAGACATAGGTCAGCTGGAAGGCCTCGAAGATCGGCCAGACATCGAGCAGCGCGTCGATGGCCTCGGGGCTCGGGTCGATGGGGTTGCCGTCGGCGTCGCCGATACCATGCCAATCGAGCACGGCCCGCCGCGCGAGTGCCTTGGCGAAGGCGACGGCGCGCTCCTCGTCCGAGGCCTGCTCGGGCACCGCCTCGACGGCCGGATCGCTCCGCGTCGCCACCATCAGCGCGGTGGTCAGCGGGCGCAGCTGCACGCGGACGCCGGTAGCGAGATCGTGCCAGCGCGGGGCGTTCGTCAGGTCGAGCGTCAGCATTCTCAATACACCTCGATGTCGTTGATCAGGGTTGCAGTGCACATCCGGCCGACCACGCTGTCGCGGGCGGCCTGCCAGTCGAAGGTGGCCTGCACGCCCTGCGGCCCGGAAATCTCGATCCTCGGGCGCGGCAGGTAGACGGCGTGCACGGTCAGGCGCAAGCTCTCGCCCGAGGGCAGGACGTAGGCGAATTCCATCTCGCAGGCCTCGCCGTTGATCGCCTGCGTCACCAGCGTCTGGTCGGCGAAGCGCACCTCGATCCGGCCGGTGAGCGCCGCGATGCTTGGGTCCGCCCCGTCGATGCGGCCGTCCGAGCGGATGGTCTCGATCCGGTCGAGGTTGTTCGCATAGGTGATCTCGGCCGAGACCACGTTGCCGAGCGCCAAGCCGTTGCGGGTGATGGACCCATTGAAATGGCCGAAGCGTTTCAGGTCCAGCGCGGTGGGTGGTGAGGCGGGATCGCCGAACGCGCTGGTGGTCGTGCCCACCGTCTCGCCCTGCGCCACCAGACTCGCGGTCGCAGTCAGCAGGCCCGATCGCTGCATCTGCCAGCTGATCTGGTCGAGCACGCAGCCGGAATACATGGCGTAGCGCGGCACCTCGGGCATGCCGGTCTCGATCGACATTGAGGGCAGCGTCCAGGACCCGGACTGGAACTCGTGCGTCCAGGGGCCGGTGCCGGTCGTGGTCGGCGCGCCGAAGGCCGCCTTCAGCCAGAAGCCGAAGGCCTGCGCGTCGATGGGCACGACGACATCGCCGTCCGCCGTCACGGCGTCCTTCAATGGGGCCAGCGGATCGCGGCCGTAGCCGAGCAGTTCCGAGTTCAGCAGCGGTTGCTCTGCCCCGAGCGAGGTGCTGGCGAAGGGCATCCGCGTGTAGCCGCTGGCGGGCGGCGTGCCATAGGTCGTCTCGAACGCAAGCGCCATCAGCGCCCGCGCCCCCTGGGCTCGTGCCATGGTGGTCTCCTCGGTTTGTCGGGATCAGCCGAGCGGATCGGCCGTGGAATAGTGCAGCACCACCGGGAGTGAGGCGGATCAGACGACAGTCCAGTGGACTGTCGTCCCGCCGAACGCGGCCTTCAGGCTGGCCGCAGGTTCACCCAAGCGGATCGTCAGTTGAATAAT